TGACGAGTGGACACTACATAGAGGAATCTCTTATAGAAAGTTCAATCGTAAGTTTACACTTTCAGATGACGTTGTAGTTAATGATGCTAAGTTAGAGAATGGTCTTTTGGTAATCGAGTTAGAACAGATTGTTCAAGAAGAAAAGAAACCTAGACTCATAAAAATCAAATAAAATAAAAAGTGAAAGAGGGTTGACTAAAGCCCTCTTTCATGTTATTATTATAATAATCAGAATCCATATCTAAGGAGATTTATATTATGGGAATTAAAATATTTGACCTACCACCTAATGGTTTAAAAGATGGTGCAGTCGCAGACATAAATTCAGAACAATCTATTTCAACAGAAAAAGAAGTTCTTACTAAAAATGTTGAAAAAGATGGCACAGAAACTAAAATTACTAAAGATAATGAAATAGGGCCTGTTGTTCGTGGAGAAATAATTGAAGAGCGAACTTCACCAGAAGACCCACTTGTTAGAAAATATGTTCAGTATGATGCAAACGATAGAATTGTATCTTCAGACCCAGAGGGTTCAGAAGAATTTATAGCTGCAGTTGGAGAACAAGGTCAAAATGGTGTTAGAGCATCAATGAAAACTAAAATGGCATTACATATGTTAAGAGTAGAACTTCCTTTAGAAGTTGTTGATGAAATCAATTCTCATATTGAGGAAGAACTAGATGGTGCAGTTGACCTTTCAGATAAGTTAGTTGGTCAAATTAATCGTAATGAAAGATCAGCACAAATTCAATTTGATTTGAATGATGAAGTTGGTAAATTAGTAAAAGGTCAAATAGATAAAGCTGGTAAGTCTTACGTTAATAATGGTTTTGGTAGAGATGTAACTGCTGATACATTTGAGGCTTGGACAGTACATAGTTATGCTGGAGATTTTAATCCATTACATAGTCATGGTGTAAGAACATCAGCTGGTTTATCTTGTATTCTATATCTTAAAGTGCCAGAACAAATTGAAAATATTGCAGACCCATCTGAAGAAGGTATTTCTTTAAATCAATCAAGTGGAACTGTAGATGGATTCACATACTTTACTTGGGGTGATGGAGATAACCAAGATGTAAATAGGTTCAGGCCTGTTACAGAAGAATATGTAAAACCAGAAGTTGGAACTATGTTAATATTTCCAAATTGGTTAAGACACGCCGTTATGCCTTTTTTTGGTGACGGAGAACGTAGGACTTTTTCTGCAAATATTAATATTTTTGAAAACTCAATTTTTGAGAATATGTCAGAAGAAGATAAAATTAAACACATTGAAAATATGAGGAAATAGTGAAAAAAATTGATTACAAATATGATGAGGATAAGGCTTTATTAGAACTAAAGTCTTATATTGAAAATACTTATAGTGAACACTACAGTAAGAATAAGTTTCAGGCAACTGAATTTATTATTGATGGTGGTCATGGTGAGGGTTTCTGTATTGGTAACATACTCAAGTATGCACAAAGATACGGAAAAAAGAATGGCAAGGATAGAAAAGACTTGCTAAAAGTAATACATTATGGTATAATAGCATTATACACAAATAAATTGGAGAATCTAAATAATGAAACTAAGTAGTAACACAACTTCTGTATTGAAGAACTTTGCAACAATTAATCAAAATCTTGTGATTAAAGAAGGCAACTCAATCGCAACAATGTCTGCAATGAAAAATATCGTTGCAAAGGCTGAAGTAGAAGAAACCTTTCCACAAGAAATTGCAATCTATGATTTAAATGAATTTCTAGGTGCATTATCTTTATTCAGTAGTCCTATTCTTGATTTCAATGACAGTTATGTTATGATAAGTGAAGAAACAAAACCTACAACTAAGATGAAGTATTTCTATTCTGATCCATCTGTAGTTACAAGTCCTAGTAAAATGATTACTATGCCTTCTGAAGAAGTCAAGTTTACTATGAGTAATGATGACTTGTCTAAACTCAAACGTGCTGCTGGTGCAATCGGTGCTCCAGATATGGTTCTAGAAAGAAAAGAGGGTACGTCTTCTATTACTGTAAAAGATAAAAAGAATGATACTGCAAACAACTATTCTTTAGATGTTGATACAAATGGTGAGGGTGAGTTTAACTTCTTCTTCAAAGTAGAAAACATGAAGTTACTTGATGGTACTTATGATGTAGAGATTTCATCTAAGAATATCAGTCACTATAAGAATAAGAGTTTCGATATTGAATATTGGATTGCACTTGAGCCTGAATCAACTTACAAAGTTTAAGTTGAAAGGATTATATTATGGAAACTTTTTTGTGGGTCGAGAAATATCGACCAACTAGAATTAATGATTGTATTTTACCAGATGAACTGAAAAAGACTTTCGGTTTATTTGTGCAAGATAAACATATACCAAACATGATTTTATCTGGTGGGCCTGGTGTAGGTAAAACTACAGTTGCAAAGGCAATGTTAGATGAAATAGGTGCGACTTATATGATGATAAATGGTTCTGAAGAATCTGGTATTGACGTACTTAGAACTAAAATCAAAAACTTTGCATCTACTGTTTCACTTGAGGGTGGTAGAAAGTATCTCATCATAGATGAGGCAGATTATCTAAATCCTCAATCAACTCAACCAGCACTTCGTGGGTTCATGGAAGAATTTCATAAGAACTGTGGATTTATTCTTACTTGTAATTATAAGAACAGATTGATACCACCACTTCATTCTAGATGTTCTGTCGTAGATTTTATTATTCCTAATAGTCAGAAACCTAAACTTGCATCTAGATTTTTTGCAAGAGTTGGAGATATTCTAAATAGTGAGAACATAGAATTTGAACCTAAAGCTGTTGCAGAACTTATGAATAAGTTCTTTCCAGATTGGAGGCGAGTTCTTAATGAACTACAAAGATATTCTGTGTCTGGTAAGATAGATGCTGGTGTTCTTGTAAATTTATCAGAAAGTAATATTAATGAGCTTATGCAATCACTTAAAGACAAAGAGTTTACCAATGTTCGTAAATGGATTGTCCACAATCTTGATAATGATGCAGTTCGTATTTTTCGCCGTATTTACGATTCCCTTTATGATAATCTGGATGGTTCTTCTATTCCCCATGCTGTTGTTATACTTGCTGAATATCAATACAAAGCCGCATTTGTTTCTGACCAAGAAATAAATCTACTTGCTTGTATGACAGAAATAATGGGTCAGGTAAAATTCAAATGAGTTATGAATCAAAGATTAATTTTCTTGAAAACATAAATGCAAATGATAAATCTCATTCTGGTAAAACTTTGATTGATCATCTTATAGGTGTGCATGATATATTAAAAGAATGGGATGCACCACAATATCTTCAAGATGCTGGTTTGTTTCATTCTGTATATGGAACTGTTGTGTTTAAACATCAAAGTACAAATGATAGAGATGCTGTAAAAAAGTTGATTGGAGAACAATCAGAAGACCTTGTGTGGAAGTTTTGTAATTTAACTTTACCAAGATATCAAAATATAACATCACAATTTGATGGTCAAATAAAAGATGATTTGATTTTATTAGATAAAGCAAATAGTTTGGAACAGTCTGGTAGAAAGAAAAAACTAGCTCCTATGATGAGTTGGAAAGAGGCATATGATGTATGAGTTGAAAGACTATCTAAATGCAATCAACCATGAAAAGAAGAATCTAATGGATACAGATGATGAGATGTGGGAAAAGAAATATCCACCTTTCATTGTCAATAAATGTCTTGCACCTTTTCCAGATACAATAATGCTTGTCAATGAAATGAATAAACATCACCAACTAGATAAAAAGTTACAGTTTGACTTTTTACTAAATAGTATACGAACAAGGAAAAGATATACTCCTTGGCTGAAGGCGAGTAAACAAAAGAATCTAGAGTATGTAAAAGAGTATTATGGATATAATAATGAAAAGGCAAAGTCTGCTCTTAAACTACTTAATGATGAACAGATAAAGACTATCAAAGATAGTTTGAATAAAGGTGGTAGAAATGGAAAGCATTAACTGGAAACCAGAGCAGATGCTAGAGGTCGAACTGAAAGAACCAGACGATTTTCTAAAGATACGAGAAACATTATCTCGTATAGGTGTTGCTTCAAGAAAAGACAAAATACTATATCAATCATGTCATATATTACATAAACAAGGTAAATACTTTATAGTACATTTTAAAGAGTTATTTGCACTTGATGGTAAAAATACTAATCTAAGTGAGAATGATATTGCAAGACGAAACACAATCGCAAAACTATTAGGTGATTGGGGTTTAGTAAATATTAAAGGAACTTTAGAACCTATAGCTCCTTTGAGTCAAATAAAAATAATTGCATTTAAAGAAAAGAATGAATGGACTCTTGAAACTAAATATAACATAGGAAAAAAACGAGAGGCCTAATCTTGGAAAAATTTAAGTCATTCATTACAGAAGAAAAAGAACAACCTTATGAGTTGCTTATTATATCACATGATGGTATTGATGATGTAAATGAAACAGGCCCGTTAATTCATACTACTGCACAAAAAATGGGAATTAAATCTTATTTAGCAGAAACTATGGGGTCGTATATGGAAGATACCAAAGATGGTAAAATATACTATTCATTTCCAGTAAATGATAAAGGTGAGGCACAATTATCAACTACTAAAACACCAGTTGACTATCAAAAAGGATTTGTGATAAATCCTAAAAAAACATTAGTAATGATGAGAGGTTTAAATCCAAGAGCAAGTTGTGAGTCATGGAAAGTTCAGGCTGGAACATTAGA